AGTAGCTTGTGGGCCTTCAAAGACTACATCAGCACCCAAAGCCTCTAAGACTTCAGTTGTTGTTATGTCCCATGATGGGCCACCATTGGCTTTTGTGTATGCACGAAATTCTGCTTCGTACATGACTGCTCCTGATTCACGAATTCTAATTTGCATGATTTTTCCTTAAGCTATTGCCAAACCTATGTAGGTTGCAGAAGATACGTTGACGTTTGTTGCTGAAACTTGGTTGACTACAAAGCCAGTTGAGTCTGTATCAATAGTGTCATTAGATGTTACTTCAGCTGCTGTTGAATTCAATCTAAGATAGGGGTCATTACCTGCAACAATTCCTCGTGCCGTATCCCATACATACCAGTCGCCAACATCGTCTGTGCGTTTGATAAGAATAAACCTAGCACCACCTGTGAATCCACAGTTAATTGTTTGTGATGAGCCATTGCCTGTGTATGAAAACACTTTGGAAACACCAAGACAAGTAGCAAACAGATAGGCAACAAAAGTTTGCCCTGATGCCCTGTTGTAGCTTGAGTCTGCGCTAAAAGTAGTTGCAGATACTGATGGAAAGGCCGCATAAGCTACAGAGGCTGCGGTGCTATTTAATTCCATAAAACTTCCCGTACCCAACGCAGAATGATATGAAATCCACTGATAACCAATGCTTCTTGCTTTTACAAAAATCATTTCGGGAACAACCGTTAAATTGTGTGTAACAACTTGCGGATTTCCTCCATCCCCTGTATAGCAAACCTCATCAAAGAAGCTAGGGGCACGTTTGAAGTTCCACTCGATGTAAGTTTTTCCGCTTTCGTTTACAAAGCCGTTGCTATCTGCTCCAAGCGTTACCCCATCCATTGTGAAAGAGGTAACCGCATCTGATGTTGTGTCTTCAGCGTTTGTTTGTGAAGTAACAAGACGCTTGTTAACGCCACGCAATCTATCAACTAAACCATTCCAATATCCTGCTGTGCCACGAATTTGACCAATGAATAGGTCAGGTGGGAAACCGACTCCAGTAACAGTCGCAGTTGCACCAGTACCAGTTCTAGCTATAGGACTAAACACACTAGTCCCACTCGTAGGCACTTTCATTGGGCCTCTGCGAATGGCTATGTAGATGTGCTTTACACCACCACCGCTTTGATTCCAAGTAAACCCTGTTGAAGTTAAAACAGGGCCAGAATTTTCACTTTCTACGGCGGAGGAATTTGGGCGAAGTTGTTGAATTGTGTAAGCGTTTGTTCCAGACAAATTTGTCAATCCACGCATATTGTCTGCAATACGCCAATTATCAACATCTGCTGATGCTTTATACAACAACCATTGTGGCTCGTAGCCCAAGTTAATTACTTCACCTAAGTTAGCGTCAAACGACCCACACGAAATTACATTGTCTGTACCAGTTAAGCCAAAGCCTCCTGCGTCATGGGCGAATAGGTAGGCTACATATGTGCCAGCAGAAGCATTAACAGTAGCATCAGTGCCAAGACTAAACTCTGCGCTTGTAGGTGTTGTTGAATTCCATCTTGTTGCGCCAGTTGCTTTGGCGGCATCAGAATTTAACACAAGATATTCTGTGTTTGCTAATGAACGATGGTAAACCTGCCAATCACCAGTTGCGTCTGTGCGCTTGACCATAATGCAAGCAGGGACTGACCCTAGCGAATGGGAAATTGTCCTGTTAGCTCCCGTCCCACTGTAGGTCACAACATCAAAGAACTTTGGTTGCTCTCGGAATGTCCATGAAACGTATTGACCAATATTCCCTGCACCAGAACCTATGTTGGTTTGTGAAGCGCTACCAAGAACAAACCCTGTACTTGTAAAAGAAGTTAAGCCTGTAAATGCAAGACCTTCTGCGCCCGTAGTATTTGAACGAAGCGTTTTGAATTCACCCCTTGCTGTATCATAAAGAATGTTGTCAAAAGTAGGTACGCTAGTTGTAGGAATTCTTCCTTTAATCCAAACCAAACCACCTTTAGTAGACAAATCAATATTATTGGTGATGGTATTTACAGAATTATTGCCTTCATAAAGAAAGCAAGAAAAAACTTCTTCAATGTAATTAGGAACAACAGGAACACCACCACCAAAGGCATCGTAACTAGCCGCACCAGAAGTTGCTTGTAATGGCATGGTTTAAGCCTTAAATTGTGTGTTGCTTGCCAAGACTGTAAAAGTCGCACTACCTGTCTTGATAATCAAATAACGATAGCTATCAATGCCACTTGCATTTCCAGCAGTAGGCGCACCACCTAACCAACGTGTCGTAACACCAGATGTAGTGCCATCCACTTGCACAGCAGAGTTGTAATAAGCGGTAGAGCCTTGAGTGACCAAAAAAGCCACAGTCATTGATTGACCTGTACTCATCAAAGTATTCAATGAAGTACCGCTAGAGCCTCTGAAGTTAACAGTCCAGTTAGCACTTGCGTTACTTGTGTAGTACAGAACAGACTGAGTTGTAATGTCGTAAGCAATAGTGCCAGTAGCCGCAGTTGCAGATACTGTTGCCACCTCTGCTGCATCGGTTAGGACAATGGCTGTTTTGCTACTAGAGCCAGTAAATGTATTGGTTCCCGTAAAGGTTTGATCTGCTGACAGCACAGCATCACCAGTGGCAGCAGCAGCAAAACCTAAAGTGCCAGAGCCGTTTGTCTTCAAGACAAAATTGGCCGTGCTGTCAGCTGTGGGCAGTGTGAATGCCGTGACAAAGCTCTGCAAGTTGGAGTCATAGGCCAGCACATCAGTGCCAATGGCCAAGCCAAGTGCTGTCCTGGCTGCTGATGCAGTAGCGCCACCCGTGCCACCTTTTGTGACCTTTAGCACTGGGCCTGCATCAAACAATGCGTCAATGCTGTCTAGGTCAGAATTGATCTTCGTTCCCCAGCTGTCGGTGGATGCACCGACTTCGGGTTTCGTCAGCAATAGATTTGTGGTGGTTGTATCAGCCATTTTTCACCTCATGCGGCAATTTGCCAAGATTCACTATTATCAGCAATTGGAGTCCAAGTTTCACTTGAATCACTAATTGCAGTCCATGTTTCTGACTGGTCAGAGATCGGGGTCCAAGTTTCTGAATTATCAGAGATCGCACCCCAAGATTCTGCCGTGTCACTTTCTGCTTCCCATTTTAGTCTTGCATTGACCGCCATGGATGATGTTTCTGTGAATGCAATTGCACCAGGCTGCCTGCGCTGCGCATTTACCACCATGGCGCTTGTGCCAGTCACAGCAAAGCCAGAATTGCCAATGATGGTGGTGGACACTGTCAGGGTTGATGTGTCTGTGATAGTGGCCGCGCCAATGGCGTATCTTAGACCAGCCACCGCCATGGTGCTAGTGTCGCTGATGGCGGCTGCGCCCACCGCATAGCGTACCCCTGCCACGGCCATGGTGCTGGTGTCGCTGATTGTGGCTGATGCAGTTGTGAGCCTATTGGCCGCCACGGCCATGGTGCTTGTGCCAGTGATGGCCATTGCCCCGTCAAAGACCTCATTGGCCTGCACAGACATTGTGCTGGTGGATGTGATTGCTATGGCAGCAGACACATACCTGATGGCAGCCACCGCCATGGTGGACTGGTCAAAAATCTCAAATTGCGCGTTGGAAACAGTTGTTCCAGCCACCGCCATGGTGCTTGTGTCTGAAATAATTACTTGAGGCTCAAATGTGCCTCTGGAGTAGTTGCCCTTGCCGTAGGAGCCGTAGCCGTAGCCTACCCTCGGATCAGAGTATTGGCCAACACCAAAATTCCCCGATCCATAGGCTGCCATATCAGGCCAATGTGATGCTCAAAGATGCGGCTGGAATGCGCAAGACATCACCATCATTGATGGTGCGCGCTGTGGTCAAAGGAGCCCAGGCTAATAGATTGCCTGATGTACTTGCATCAAAAATGCCAGCCCAGCCTACTGATCCCCAGTTACCGCCAGAAGCAGCTGCAAACTCAATGGCCGCTGCATTGGTGAATGTCGTGGCCGTGCCAGAGCCTGAGATCGTGCCAGTGACCACCCGTGCGTAGGCGCTGCCAGACACCTCAGTGCCGCCACCCGTGTCGCTTGGGGCTGCCGTAAAAAGGCCAACATACCAGGCAGTGGGGCGCGTGGCCGTGTTCGTTGTAAATAGAAAATTTAAAACTAGGTTTTCGCTGTAATCTGTAAAAGATGACATATCAGTCCTTATCCAAAAGTCTTTGCACGGGTCAACAATGCACCACCAGAAGATGCACCACGATCATCGGCAGTTTGCGCGTCATTTAAGGCTCGCTCATACAGCGTTGCCCATGTCTGGATTCTCGCATCATCTTGCAAGTATGGCGCAGCCTGGAGCAATGCGCCATACAGATAAATGTCGGGACTTGAGGCCAAAAGCCAATTGCTTGAGACACTGCTTGATAACTTTGTCAACTTTGCGTAATAGGTCAGCTCGGTCGTGTAGTTACTGTCTGGTGTCGGGACAATTCTAAATTGGCCACCGACCACACCAAAGAATTTGGGTTTGCCGCTGGCCGTGTACTTGGTCATCTCATTGTCAAGCGCGTCAATGCTCAAAAATGACAATGGTGTCTGGGGGTTTGTGCTTGTGAGTTTGAGGGATTTAACCTCCAAAAAGTCACTTGGCACTGCGCCATATTGCGCATCAAAAGACGCATTGGCCCTGACAATCATCTGCCTGGTGCGCAGTGTGCGTTCCACTTGTGCCTCGGCCAGAGAGATAAAGTCAGGAATGACAGAAGTCAGGTCCGACCGATTCAGCCAGTCGCCAATGGATGTCTTCAGCTCTGTATAGGTTGTCAGTGCCATTATTGGGCCTCTTTTTCCATCTCTTCTTTCACAATCCAAGTGTGTTCATGGCGAAACTCAAACGTGCCAATGTGGCCAATTTCCTTTGAGACATCATGGTCGATGTAGACCTTGTAACCTAGCTCTTGAGCTTTCTTACAAAAGAACACATCTTCTCCCATGTAGCCTCTGGTGGACTGCCAAGGCATATCAAACCATGGCTCGCTCATGCCCTCAAACACCTCGCGCTTAATGAGCATTATGCCAGTGCCAATGCTTCCAACCTCTTCGATTCCAGTCGATTCTGGCATGGTGTAGACCGCCTGGCGCTTGCCGTTCTCGTCATAGTTCTGGGCCGTTGGGCCAGTGGGCATTCTGCGCCTGGCACAGTTGGCAGCCACAATCTCTTTGTCGTGCTTTAAGAGCCGCTGGACCATGTCCTGTGGAAAGGTCATGTCCGAGTCAATGAAAAGGATATGGGTGCAGCCTTCTCGCATTGCATCCAAGCAAAGGTCAGCCCTTTGGTTTTGGATAATCGTGCCTTGCATCAATTTCAGACTGATTGCGTCTGTGGTGTTGAGTGTGTGATAGGCCACCATATTCACCATGCAGTAGGTGTAGTTGGTGTGGACCTGATCACGGGCCGGTGTGCATACAGCAATGTAGTTCATACTTTCCCAGGGCGAGTTCTAAAGAATTGATTTTCGCTTGAGTTTAACCAGCGCTTCATGTACTCCTGGTCATCGATCTTGCCCTCGGCCTTCATCTTGTAATAAAGGGATTCGGGGATGGATGCCACCAAGTGCCATTCACCGGTCCAGTTGGCTTTCTCATCCACAGCGTTATAGATGGCCTTGTTGGCCTCAATAACAGCAGTCACATCTTGTTGGGTTTCAATGGTCACATCGCCAGTTTCAGCATTCTCATGCCAAATGCGTTTGATGCCTTGATCTTTGTTTTCGCTAAATAGTCTTTTGTGAATCATTTAAAAAAAGGGCCAAGTTTCCCTGGCCCTTTCAGTTTGCTTCGATTAAGAAGTGATCAAGTCAGCAGCCAAGCCGTGGGCATTTTCAGCCGTCACTTTATGGCCCCATTCCACGATCAGCATACGCTTTTCAGCATCGCCAGTCTTGGCCAATTCAACTTGCTGGTAAGGGCGCAGCATAGTCATCTTGGCGTAATCAGGATCGATCACCCATGCATCGCGCTCACGCTGGAAGCGGTTAGCGATAACTTGGACATTACCAAAGTCAGAGACATAAATGTCAACTGCACCAACCAATGTGGCAGGCTTTGCACCGCCATCAATGTTGAAACGGCTTGAGGCAATACCAGAGAAACCTGACACGCGCTGCTTGTTAACAGGACCGCACATCAAAATCTTAGGTGTACCACCAGCTGTCCACACTTTCTGAATCACATTTTTCAAAATGGTTTCAGTGAATGTGCGCACGTTGCCATCTGTACGGGCGCTGTTTGGCAGCGTTGTGTAAGACGGGTCAGTACCATTGGTTTGCTTGTCGGTGTTTGTCTTAACAAACGCGCCCAAAGAGGCCGTAGCACGGGCAGTAGTCGAATCACCAGCCACAGCGATAGCGCCATTAAGCATGGAGAATTCTTGATCGCGCTTCATCTCAGCGCCACGCTTGGCGATCTGATAAGCCAATTCACTGCGACGACCAGCCTTGTTAACAACTTCTTCAGTTGCTGACAAGATGATTGTCTTGCGTGAAATCTGTGCGTAGTTTTGCAAACGCACAGTAGCAGTCACAGAGTCAAACGATGAAACGTCATCACCCTCTAACTGGGCATTGGCAGCAGCTGCGGCCAATGTATCGGTCTGCCACTCATACAAGCTATTTGACACGTTTTCACGGCCAATGTTGCTCATGTAAGGGGTTTCTTCTGGTGCAATGTTTGTGATCACATTGCTCAAGTCTTCGCGGATGCCCTTGGCCGAATAGGTCAAGAACGTATTGCTAACGATAGCCATAATTTCCTCATTTCAATAAAAGTTCAATTGCAGAAGCCGCGTCATCGACACGGCCAGTTTTTGCAAGACGCTGCTTTGCTCGCGTACTCTCAGTTGTTGTCGAAACCCGACCAGCTGCACCAGGCTTGGCTGTTCGTGGGCCATTGTTCACCACAGGCTTAATGCCTTGGCGCTTACTTACCATCTGGTCAAACAGTGCCGCTTTACGCAGCAGTAAAACCAGTCGGTGGTCGTAAACGCTCTTCAAGTCTTCATCGGAAAAGCCTGCTGCCTTCGCAGACTCAATCACCAGCGCCTTTTCGGCTTTTGCCTTCTTGGGGTCTTTCCAATCAGGTAAAGCTGCAAAGAGAGCTTCTTGCTGGCTGGCAAGTTGAGCTTCCATGGCGCGCTGCTGTTCATACTGGGCCACTTGAGAGAGTCGCTGCTGTTCGGACTGAATAGCACCTAATTTCTCTTGTCGCTCCCGCATGACTTCCTTTTGCCTCACCCACTCGATAGGGTCCTCATGATAGAGGCGCTCCAAATCGACTTGAGGCTCTGAAGACTGAAGTTGGGCTTGCAATGCTCCCAACAATTGAGCATATTGCTCACGCTCGGCTCGGACTGCATAGGTCTCTTGCTCGACTTGCTTTCGCACTTCGGCAATCTGCTGCGTTTTCCGAGTGTAGTCCTGAGTCCTGGAGTAGCCCTTCTGGAGTTCGTCTAGCGTGACAGAAACTTCCTTGCCGTCAACTTTGACAGTGAAAGTCTGCTGCTGTTCTTGCTCCTCTGGCTCTTCCTCTTCTCCTGACTGTTCCTCTGGGGTCTCTTCGTCTGGCGCGTCTTCCACACCAGACTCATCCTCCTCAGAAGCCGCTGTCTCGGTGTCCTCTTCGGACTCCTCAACTGGCTGCGTCTCGTCAACTTCTGCTTGTCCCTTTTCGGGGGCTAACATTGCCGAGATAGCACTGGCCGCATCGGCCATATTCATTGCTTGTATTTCTGCCATAGTATTTTCTTAAATTAAGGTTT